GGATGGTTGGACGAGTTAGCAGCATGGGACTACCTTGATGAGTCATGGGACATGATTCAGTTCGGTATGCGCTTAGGACAGAGACCGAAGTTGATCTGCACTACGACCCCGAAGCCTAAACCACTCATTGTTGACCTCGTTGCGCGTGACGGTGATGACGTAGCATACGTATCCGCTAGCACGTACGACAACATTGAGAACCTCGCGCCCACCTTCAAAAAGCAGATCCTCCAATATGAGGGTACAACGATTGGTCGTCAAGAACTCTACGCTGAGTTGATTGACCCAGAGGAGAGCGGCATCATCAAGCGTCCATGGTTCAAACTCTGGCCAGCTGACCGACCGCTCCCGCAGTTCACTTACGTCGTTCAGTCTTATGACTGCGCTACGAGTGACAAGACCATCAATGACCCGACAGCCTGCGTAGTGCTCGGCATATTCAAACCGAGTCCCGACAAGCCAATGTCCGCTATGGTGATTGACTGCTGGACCGAGCACCTACAGTATCCCGACCTGCGACCGCGAGTCGTTGAGGAGTATGGCTCAATCTACGGGGATGACGATGAATGGGGTAACGGGAAGAAGGTAGACCTCGTTTTGATTGAAGACAAGAGCGCAGGCATCGCCCTCATTCAAGACTTACAGCGAGCTGGCTTACCTGTCCGCGCTTACAATCCTGGACATGCTGACAAGACCACAAGGCTCAACATCGTTTCACCCATCATAGCTCGGGGATTGGTATACCTGCCTGAGAGTGACACAAAGAAGAAGATTCATAGAAGCTGGTGCGACCCCCTCGTCAATCAACTATGTGCATTCCCCGAAGTCCGACACGACGACCTTGTAGACGCAACCAGTCAAGCTCTACGCTACCTGCGGGACGCAGGCTTCATCACGACAGATTACGTGCCTGACAACTCAGATGATTATATTGATGAGACACAACCGCGCAGAATCAACCCGTATGCCGTGTGATGAGCTATAATTTGCAAAAACATCTTTAGGTACACTCATGGCTCTTGACCCCGACTCATCAGTATCAGTCTCAGGTATAACTGATGAAGAACTCGCAGCGCTACAACGTGCTGGTCAAACGGGCGCAGGTTTAGCTCCGTCAATAGATGAAATGAAGTACGCTACGCAGGTAGAGCCTAAAACAATAATGGCGGGTCGCGGTGCACGTGTGCAACCTTATGAAGATATCGTAACTCCAGCAATTACCGAGGGTTTGATGCCAATGCTCTACGGAGCAGGTAAAGGTACAATTTCAACCCTAGCGGGTATACCAGGAGACATTAATGACGCTTTCAAATGGGTTAGGGATCAAGGTTCATATTCACAAGCTGCAGGTCAAGGTAATGATATACCTAATACTATTTCAAACACATTAGAAAATTTACCTGCCCCTAAAAATACTGAGCAAATTTACAATTCATTCAACACCACAGGTAAACCTACTGAGGATTACGGACGTATGATGGGGCAGAATATTGTTGCTAATCTTATGTTCCCTCAAGCACCTAAAGCAATTCGAGCTACAAAGGATTTACCTATTGGCTTAGCTATCAAGAACAAAGGTGGTAATTGGATTGATAGCTCATTAAGTGCTTTTGATCAATTTAAAAAACCAATACGAGAAGAAAGCTACCTCAATCAAATAAGAAATGACATACTTGATGGGGTTCAACAACCTGAATCTTTACAAACTGCTCTAAGAGGTAATGCTCAAAATGGAGCAATCAACAACTGGATCGACTCTAAACTCAAAAAGTATGTCAAGAATGAAATGGGTACGCCAACTGACCCCGTGCGTGAGTTGGCAGATCAAGGTATTACGCATCTTCCTAATATAGAAGGTATTAATCCTAATTACGCGCCCTCAATGGAGGATGTCAAAGTTCAACGCGCTGCTGCTAATATGCCGTTACAAGGTTTTGCTAGCTCCCCTCTCGGTAAGCATTGGGAGAATCTGACAGACCGAGCAATCCGGAATCGAAGTGCGGGTATGCGCGTTAAGCAGGGTGAAAGTACAACAGCCTTTCCTCAAATGAAAAGAGCGTTAGAAGAGAATCCGTGGTTAAAAACAGTTGAGCCGACTACTCCTGTACATGATGCCAATGGATTTGTTAATGATTTAGAGTTTAGGCATTTGATTGACGAACTCAAGAATTCAATCTCTCATAACTCTGACCTACCCGCTCATTTGCGCCTCAAGCCTGAGACTTTAGAAAAGATGACCGTGCCGCATGCCGTTAAGCATGTAGCAAAAGTAAACAAGTATCGTGCTGAAAAAATAGCCGAGGCAGCAAAAGAAAATTTGAGTCAGTTTCCAGTGGTGCATGAAGGTGGCAACGGTTATAACATTCATGAACTCAAGATGCCCGAGTCAGAACATGCAGTAGAAATATCCAAGATGCCAAATGGATTGTACGAGGTGTTTGAAAAAGATCGATCAAAGAGTTGGAAGAGTCCTGAAACTGGTAGAGTAGGATTTGAAACTCCTGAAGCTGCCCAAGTTGCATACAATAAAGATAAAAACTTTGACAAGCTAGACCGCGCCCTCAAGAACGAGGGTGAGCAGATGGGTCACTGCGTCGGTGGTTATACTAGCTCGGTAGCAAATGGTGAGTCCCGCATTTTCTCTTTGCGTGATGATAAAGGCGGAGCGCACGCTACTGTTGAAGCAATACCAAACATAAGGCAAACTTACAATCCTAAATATATTCCTGACGACGTACAAGCTCAAATTCATAAACATGCTCATGATGAAACAATCAAAGCGGGTTATCCTGAAAACAGCATGGGATATTGGAACCATTACACTGGCGTGCAAATTCAAGACGGTACAAAGTACTTAGCTGAACATCCAAAGATTAACATCAGGCAGATTAAAGGTAAAGGTAACGGAGCAGTCTCCGATAAATATCGCACCTACATCAAAGACTGGCTCAATAAAGAAGCAGATAATATACACCGTGCCGAAGACCTAGACCACATCGGGGTAACTGACCTGAAGAATGGTTTAATACGTCGTGAGAACATAGACCCAAAGATTATCAAAGCTCTTGAGTCAGGCGAGCTAAAGCGGTTTGCTTCTGATGAAGAAATCAAACACATCATGACGCGCCCTGAGGTCAAGGAGCAAAGTTTTAACCCTATAAAAAACGGAATACCGACCAGTCTTAAAAAGGTGGCAGAAGACTTAGCTAACCAAGCTCGCAATGAGCATCCTAATGCAAATATAGAATTTGCTACAAGTCATAATGGTATTGTAAAAGGAGGAGATCATAGTGTACCTTCTTCTAGTTTAAACTTACAACCTAACGGAATAGCGTTACATACACATGGATATGATGAAAGGGATCTACCTTCAATTAGTGATTTCGAAGAATGGGTTAAACACCCTATTCAAAAACATTATGGGATTATTAAACCCCATCCTGATACAGGGCAAATCGCTAGTCATTCATCAGTAATTATTGAACCGAAAAGTGGTTTTGAAATGCCGACTCAACGGCAACTAATGGCTATTCAAAAAGACATTTATAAACAAAACCCTGAATTGGTCAATCGTCTTGACAAAGGGGATTTAGACGTCGCGATTTGGAAACACCTTTTAGATCAATCTGCTTCAGGCAAAATAGATCTTCACTTGCATAATGTGGCTTACCCTTATGAATTAAAAGCAGGTGAATTAGTAGATAAAATGACTCCTATGGAACGGGGTCAATATTTGGATCACTTGAGAAATGAAACTCAAAAAGCTCTTGATAAAAACCCAGAAGCTAAAAAGTTTGTAGAAATGTATCAAAAAGGAAATGCGCGGGGATTAAATCATGAGGAAATAAATAATTTCTTACGTTATGGTAATACTAATGAAATCCCATGGAGTAAACCTGCACATATTTTAAGAAAAGAATATGGAATAGATGCGTTTGATGACTTTATAAAAAATGAAGCTCCTAAGTTAGATAGAGACTTAACTCTTTTTAGGGCAACTGATGAGTTAGCTAGATTGAGAAACTCTAAAACATCAGGGCAACATTTTGGATATTTAAGCACTTCAATAAACCCTGATATAACTAATGCATTGTTAGCTAATGAATCTTGGAATAGATTAAAAGGGGCAAAAACTACTACGCATGTTGTACCGAAAGGTTCTTCTATAGTTGCACCTAATATTCATAATGATTTAGAATGGCAGAAAGAAATTATTTTGCCGAGGCACAATCCTGTTAAAAAGCCTGAAGGGTTTAAAAAAGGTGGACGCGTCAAGATGAGCGAAGGTGGAGAGCCACAAAAACTAACCCCAGCCCAAATGCGAGATGAACTGTTTGCAAAAAGCAGAGTTAACGAAGCTGAACGTAAAGCTGCAGAGCCTCGCACTCTTGAACAACGTATGATTGACCAAGGTCGATTGCCAGCAAAAAGCGGTTCAGGTGGCTCTGGCGGAGACGGTTTACTCAGAAATGAAATTAGCGCAAAGAATCCAGTTTATAAAAAAGGCGGTAAAATTCCGTCAATGGATGAGATGCGCCTCACAATACTTAGGAATAAATAATGCCTGAAATGCCAATTGAATCAGAATACGGAAGACACGTTGCTCCTTTAAGCGGTGAGGTAGTAGACTCGGATGAAGATTCAATCTATGACATTCCAAATGAAGAATCAGAAATAGAAGAGCAGGAAGATGGCTCGGTAATCGTTCGCTTGAACACAAAAGGTCCAGATGAATCCCCAGACTTTTATGAGAACCTTGCGGACTCATTAGATTCATGGAAGATGAGCAGCCTCGCCCTCAAGTATCTTGACTTGATCGAGAAAGACAAAGAAGCACGGGAAGATCGCGATAAACAGTACGAAGAAGGACTGCGTAGAACAGGCTTAGGGCATGATGCTCCTGGGGGTGCTCAGTTTCAAGGCGCGAGTAAGGTCGTTCACCCAGTTATGGCGGAGTCCTGCGTTGACTTCTCCGCTCGGGCAATTAAAGAACTCTTTCCGCCTGACGGTCCTGTCCGTACAAAGATCATTGGCGAAGCTGACGAAAAGAAAACAGCAAAAGCAGAGCGCAAACGTGATTATATGAACTGGCAGCTCACAGAGCAGATTCCAGAGTTCAGAGATGAAGAAGAACAACTCACCTCGCAATTGCCATTAGGTGGTTCCCAATACCTCAAGATGTGGCATGATGCGCAGCAACGTCGCCCGCGCGCTGAGTTTATCCCGATTGATAATATCTATCTCCCTTTTGCGGCAGGTAACTTCTACACTGCTAGCCGAGTTACAGAGGTGCAAGACATAACTCAAGAAGAATATGAGTTACGTGTGGATTCTGGTTTATATGCTGATACAAATATCTTCCGCGCCTCTCAAGAGCCAGAAGAGTCCAAAGCAGAAAAAGCAAACAATAAGATTGAAGGTCGCAAGTCTCAAGCTGACAACATAGACGGTATCCGTCGTGTTTACCATATCTCAACATGGTTAGAAGAAGATGATGACTCCTTCAGTAAAGGTGAACGCGCTCCTTACGTCATGATGATTGATGAGAATGAGCGTACCGTAGTTGGATTGTATCGCAACTGGGAGAATGGCGATGACACCCTCACTAAGTTGGACTGGATTGTTGAGTTTAAATTTATACCTTGGCGTGGTGCTTATGCTATTGGCTTACCTCATCTTATTGGTGGGCTTTCTGCTGCTCTTACTGGTGCACTCCGCGCTCTGCTCGACTCCGCCCACATCAACACCGCCCCCACAATGCTCAAACTCAAAGGGGCGAAAATCAGCGGTCAATCTACAACCATCGAACCTACGCAAGTATCTGAGATCGAAGGAGCACCAGGAGTAGACGACATTCGTAAGATTGCAATGCCTGTACCTTTTAACCAACCTAGTCCTGTTCTTTTTCAGTTACTCGGTTGGTTAGATTCTGCTGCTAAGGGAGTCGTCTCCACAAGTGAAGAGAAGATTGCCGACGCAAGTAACAACATGCCCGTCGGTACGGCTCAAGCATTGATTGAGCAAGGTGCAGTAGTATTCAGTTCCGTTCATGCGCGCTTACACGAGTCACAGAAAAAAGTTCTGATGATACTCGCGCGTTTGAATCGCTGGTACATGGATGAATATTCTAAGAATG